CAGTGAAACATTTTTATATTTTAATTTTAAAATACGCATAATTTTTTTATCGCCTGGATGCGGTCTTACCACAATAGGTCTACTGGAAATCTGTTGTATTTTTCTTACGATATCATCTAACCAATCAATCACACTCAATCCTGCCATGCTCCATCCACCATTGCGTTGCAAACAAATCAGTATGTGATTGCCCACAGTTCTATAAGGTTTCAAAGTGATATTCATAGCCCTACTTATTTTGATCCATCTATCAGCATTCACATCCTTATCAAAATAAAATCCTGTGGTGGGAAATACTCCATCGAAACTGTATCTTAGATAATGTAAAGGATTATCTTTGTTCATGTATAAAAATAAGTTACTGTCTGCGATAAGTGTCTTTTTGCCAGATTGTTTTTGATAATCCAATATTTTTTGTCTCAAATCCAAATGAGGCAAATGTTTGCCATCCTTATGCACATATCCCATGATGCAGGCCACATCACAGGGTACACAGTTGAATCCTTTCAGCAATATGCCTGTGTCTCCTGCTGCATTAACTCCTTGATGAAAAAATTTCAATATGTTGGATTTTTCTTCGCTCTTGTTGTGTGGGGGTAATATGTCTAAATATGATACTGTGGTCAGTTTAGACATGATATTTCCTCGCAATTTTTATAGCAGTACCATCATACAATTCATCTTGGGTAAACTGACTGTAACTCACAGCACACAACCATCTGGCTAGATGTGGTTTGTGTAAATTATTAATGTCTGCAAGTTTATTGCGTGATACTGGTGTGGTGATATGACGATCCAATGTGATCACAGGAATACCACTCCAAATGGCCTCTGTGGCAGCATTGGAATTGATACTGACCACACAGTAATAATCTTCATTGCGAAGTTCTTCCACAAGACTGGTGCGTATCTTTTTCTCTGCTTTTTCTCTGAACACAATCTTCTTGTCTGTGTATTTTTTTAATTCACGCTCCACATCATATTTCCACGTTTTAAGATCCACATGAAATATACTGGCAGCAAAAGGACCTGGCTCTATGATCAGTATTTTTTCTCCTGACTCACGCCAAGGTCGGGGGAAACTTGCAAAGTTGGCCAGTCTGTCCACAGGCGCTTCAAACATCTGATCATGATGTATGTGATTGCGTACCAGTCTGTGCCATTTTTTATTGGATTCTAAAAAGTTGGTGTAGCCGCTGTCTATGAACCACATAGGATATTTTTTATCAATCTTTTCTGTTAGCAGTTGCTCGTTGCCTGTGGTATTTCTAATCAAACAGTCCTCAGAGTAATTGGTAAAATTTTGTCTGCGCACATATTCTGCGTGAGGGTCTATGGTGTCACCAGTGCTCTTGACAAAATATTTGTACTTGCTTTTTTTGTAAAGGTCAAGCACACGCTGTTCTCCCAACACTGCTATAACCTGGTCCATGTTGTTGTGTATTAATTCAAAATATTGGCTATGCTGACTATCCATTTTCTCCCATATTTTTCCCACGTATGTACACAACTCTCGATATAGAATTTTTTCCAACTTGCCTGGCCACTTGCCAAAACTAAATCTTTCATTATTTGCTTGCTCCACGTGTTTAACCTCACCAGAATTACGCAACTTTCTTAGATGACGTCTGTGTAATCTAATATTTCTTTTGATAAGTTTAATATGATTAGCACTTTCTCTCGTGTCATATGTGACTTGTGCTCTAGCTATTTGAAAAAAAGAAAGTAGACTACAAAGGAAATATGCCAGTTCTTTGTTGTTGATTAGTAATTTCATGATTATAGAGTGCTGTGCTATTTACGCTGGGCAGTGATTTAGGAAAATGGTTTTGATTGATTAGATGCTGGCGTCTTCCATACCAGCCACACGCAGTTTCACTATGTTGGTCATCTGCCATTGTTTTTGGTCCAGACCTTTGCAGATGCCCAACCATTTGTTGCGCATCAGTGCGAAATCATTGATGATCTTTTCGTAATCCACCACATCTGCTTCACCATCCACATACTTCTCCACTTCTCTGCTGGTGAGTGCTCTGTTGTAGCTTTCGAAATATTTTTTAAAATAAGAACTGCGCAGTCTACGCAATTCAATGTTGAGATATTCTAATACTGCTTCTAATTCTTGCAATTGATTGAATCTGTGTTCCACAATGCCTGGCATTTCTGCTGCCTGTTTTTCCACATTGCCTCTGATTTTAATTTCCAGTTTGGCTTCTTGCAGTTGATTTTCAAAATATTCCAATGCCTCAGGAATGGTACTGATGTCTTTGGATATCTTTTGATACCATCCAGACATTATTGATCCTCGTCTTCTTCAATGTCTAAATAGTATGCTATAGCCTTGTCCAGGTCTTGGTCATTGCCCATGACTTCTTTGAATGTGTCATCTGTAACACCATGATCAGCGCACATTTCCACAAATTTTTCAGCTACTACTTCGATCTGTTTTTTATCCACGTACTCTTTAAAAAATTGCCAAATTTCAGTTACTTGACTAGCGTCCTGCATTATTTTTCTTCCTTCACTGCAATTGTTTCTGTTTCAGATTTTGGTTTGATCTTGTGATATTCTTTCATAATCATATCCAATTTTTCACCGGTCCAACCTTTTCTGTACTCTAAGTGTTCCACACCTTTGAGGTCCACATATCTTAATCTGTTGCCAGATGCTGTCAGTATGCCTTCTTTTTCAAACAGTTCCACCAATCCACTGTAGGGATCCATGCCAGTTTCATAGGGTATTTTAACTTGCACAGTTTCAAAAGGCTTGGCAAATCTTGTTTTCATTATCTTACAGGCTGCTCTAATGCCCAATACTTCTTTGACTTTGTTGCCATCTTCGTCTTCTTTTAGTTTTAATTTTTTCATTGCTACCACCACTGAACTGGCATACACAAATCCTTGACCACCTGATATTTTATCATCTGGATCAAACATATCTTGTGAAGCATACGTGTGATTGGTTGCTACCAATCCCACATTCCAACTGCCAAACATGTTCACACAATTACGCACCAGTGCTGTGAGTGCTTTGGGCTTACGACCCATGTCACCTTTCATATCACCTGCTTCAAATTGATTCACATCAGTGGGAGTCATCAGCATGCCCAAACTGTCTATGATGAATAATATTTTAGGAGCAGTGTCTTTGTTGTCTCCATGTTCTGCTTTGTATTCTTTCATAAATGTAGATATGGTTTTGGCCACATCATCAATCATGCTAAGATTTAATTTTAATAATTTTTTTTCATCACAATCCACACCCAATGCCTGCAACCAATTTTGATCCAGAGCGTTTTCTGTGTCCACCAACACCACATATATGCCTTGCTTCTGTGCGTGTCTCACCAGATTGCCTGAAGCTATGTATGACTTACCCGATCCTGATTCTCCAGCAAACACTGTGACTTTGCCCAGTGGTATGCCTTTTTCAAAATCACCTGACATCAAATAGTTCAGTGCATAATTGCCTGTGGAAATCCAATCAGTGGGATCATTGAATCCCAGTCCCAATCCTTCAATGGATTTTGTTAATGTTTTTCTAAATTTCGATATGTCGAAAGCCTTTGTAGCCATAAATTTTTTCCTTTTGTTTATTCGCAGTGGAGAACATTGCTGCCCTCCACTACACTATATCACTTTTTATTGTTTTTGTCTAGACCTTATCATTGCCAAAATATCTTCAGCTCTGCTTTTGCTTTCTGCTTTAGGAGCAGTTGCAGCCACAGATTCAGTTTTTGTTTCAACTTTTGCTGTTGATACTGCTATTGGCTTTGGTGTTTCAGCTTTAACATTGGTGTTAACCACTGGGTCTCCAGTTCTAGATGACATGCCTGCTGGACGAAAATATTGTCCAAATTTTTCCAAGTCATACGCCTCGCCATCCACAGATGCTTCAAACATTTCTTTCATCACCTTCAACTCAACCTCAGTTGGTTTTTTAGGCAAGTAATCGCTCATGTTGTACAAACCATGTGTTTCCACTGCTTTGTTTTCATCTTCAGATAACGGTCTGGTTTTTCTAGACCAAGCAGAAGTTGAATAGTCTGCATATCCACCTTTGCTGGTTTTGATAATTTTAAAATCAACTCCGTTGATTTTGTCTGTAGGAAGATCTTCCATCTCAGGATCCATCAGAGCACCTTTTATTATTTGGAATATTTGTGGTCCAATAATAAATCTTCTAACTGGATTAGCTGGTTTGGTTTCTTCATTTAATGGATCTTCTTTTACAAAACCTTGGAAAATGTATGATCTTTTTTTCCAATATTTTCTTCCCATGTCTTCCAAGTTGGGATCTTTGAACCATCCTCTAACTTCAGATAGAATAGGACAAGAGTCTCCATACATTTCCATACATGGCACTTGGACCTGAACTGGTTTTGAATCAGTTTCTCCTTTGATACCATTGAATGGAAGTTTGATCATCAAACGTTCTCTCCAGAAGAAAGTGTTGTTTGAGTCGCCATCTGGCAAGAATCGAACAGTTGATTGTTCACCTTCTTTTAGATTCCAGAATGGATAGATTGCGTTGTCGCCGCCGCTTGTCTTGTTGTTGCCGCTTGAACGAACTTCTTGTTCCTTCAACTTATTGCGGATGTCTGCTAGTGTAGCCATTATAAGCCTCCTTATTGTTTGCCTGTTTATGTTTGTGCCTCACTTTAATATAGCACATATCTTATATACTATATTAATATGTGTATTTAGTCAAGTGTGTAGTTAATGAAATATTAATTTTTGGTAGAATAGCCTGCCAGTTGTTTGATGCGTTCAATCTCTTTGTTCTGACCGCTCTGCAGAGCTTTGATGGTTTCAATGGCAGTTTTGGCACCAGCATCTCCGTATTGTTTCTGCACTGCTGTGATCACTGCTGTTTCACCTTTGGGAAATTTATTGGTGGTGTAGTCGTAAAAACTCTTAACCAATTCTTCTATTTTAGTGGAGCCTTTGTGTAGATCTTGTTTGCTGGATTTATTAT